CAAGAAATTGTCGTGGTCTATGATTTGACCGAAACAAGCACCAACGATATATCTTAAATCAGCACTCGGCTTCTTTCCATACATGAATAAGCCATTCTTAACTGCTGACACTCCCCATAACTTTGTCTGTATCTTATTGGATAATTCAAATCCTTTTGTTACCAATTCATGTAAATCTGTAACCAATACTAATTCTTTGACTGATACGGCTTTATATACCCCTGCTATATCATCATCCATACTGAATACCATTTCCCCCTGTTGAAAGTAATGCCTAATATAGTTTCTTTGATTGCGAATAGTTTCCACTCCAACGATTATGTTCTTTAATCCTAGTACAGAATAATCCTGCTTCTCCTGTTCGTTAGCAACGAATAGATATACATTATCAAGGCTGATATTAGTTTTCTTTAAGTACGCTAGTGTTTTACTAGCCAATACATCAACTCTTTTATATGAAGGAATAGCAATCTTATACATTCTTTTCCTTTTCTTCTTTTAGTTTTTCCATAAGGAAGCCACCAATATACAACCCCTGTTCTCTCCACCACTTAACTAATTCCTGTGCCGCTTCGTAGTGTTCCATCTCAAACTCAATCTGTATTGCTTTCTTTATGTTCTTTGTCATATCCGATAGGTCACTAGACAAATCATCCCCATTCAATATGGAATAATCTATTTCTTCTGCCTTCTTCCATACATCTAATCCCCAATCATTTAGTTCAGCATCATCCCATTCATTAGCTAACTTATCCCAATCCCATTCACCGAACGAAACATTATCTTTAATCGTGAACTCTCTCTGTTCGCTCTCTGTTAATTCTTTAGCAATGATAACAGGTATTTCTTTTAGTCCTGCTTCAATACAGGCTTTCAATCTCATATTCCCCCCTAGTATTACCATTTCACTATTCACAACGATAGGTCTAATCTCTAACATCTTTGGGAACTCCATAATGGATTTCACTAATGCCTTATACTTATGGTCTTTGATTACCCTTGGATTCTCAGGGTTCGGTAGTACTTTACTTATCTTCAAGTACTGGAAGTGCATCTGGGTTGCCATATTCTTCGGATTTAGTTGTGTCAATAATTGGTTGTTCTGTTACTACATTTTCAATGTTGTTTTCTGTTAGCCACTTACTGAATGCTTCGGCTAGTTGAAATACTGCTTCTTCCTGTGGAAGTGTTACGCTTACAATCTTCTTGTGATTGTTGAAGTTGAGTGCGAATGGTAGGTTCTTTTTACTCATTGGATTGATTTATCGCCCTTGACCTATGTATTTTTTTGGTCTTGGACTATGTTTATTAAAAGATTTCTTTGCTCTGCCTGTTTTCCTTTTACCGTATGATATCTTTCTGCTATCACTTTTTGATTTTGCCATTGTGTATTTCTATTAGATATTCAATATGTTGTTTCTTATCTCCGTATTCTATATGACAAGACCTACACAATCCCATCAAGTTATTAATATCATCCTTTGTTTTTGAAGAACCCATACCTCTTGCGTGTATGTGGTGTATATCAACTGCCCTACTACCGCATAACTCACAAGGCATATAATCCTCAATACCATAATTGAAATAATCTAAATATACCTTTGTGTGTTTCTTCATAATAATTGTAATATCAATACACTTATTCGTACGATATTGTGTTCTTCTACTTTACTTTATCAATCAAATAGTAAACCTATAACTTGACAAATGAGCCGTATGTGATTGACAATCGGCTCAAATATGATTGACAAATCATTAGTCCATCCATTTACCATGTGTCATTAAGTGCCAAAAGCGATGTCGTATGACTGTGATGAAGATACCAAAGAAGGTATCTGCCTCATATACACCTGCTTCACACTCTAATTTGAATTTACTCATAATTAAAAAGGTAAGTCATCTTTAGATTCTGTCGTGGCTTTCTTGTACTCGTTTAATGTAATAGATACATCTTTGCCATAGTCATTAGGCACATCAGCAATATTGATATTAATACTGATGTACTCTTTCCCTTCATAATGAAATGAATGCTTATGTGCTTCGGATAAGCAGATTGAGGCAGTTAGCCATGTAGGGTTTCTTTTCTTACCACTACCTAGACGGATTTTTTTTGATTTGGTTTGTTCCATTGGTTTTTGATTTGATTTGTTTAACGAATGCTATGATTAAATAATAGTTCATACTATTTATTTTTCTTTGTTCTTTTCTTTGGTTGTTCAACTGATATAAATTCTGTATCAGGTGCTGATTCCAAAGGCACATCAACTACAACTTCCTCATTAACAGGCAATTCCACATTCTGTGAAACATACCAATTATACAAGTGGTGTATTAATTCAGCACGACAACTGCTACACCAATGCGAGAAGTTGTGTTTTTCACTTACATACTTTGTATATAGAGTGATAAGGTTTGAGTAAACATCTTTTTCATAGTTCTTTACGAACTGATGCTTCTTCCACATTTCATATAAGGGATAGTGTCTTTCAAATATCTCTTTGTCAATTTCATTAATCATAATTCCCATTTATTAGTTATAAAATCCTCTACATAAAGGTACATAAAGGGTGCGATACTACCTATAAATATAGCATCTATAAAGTTTGTTTTCAACCATAAAGAAAAAAATGTAATCCAAAAAGATAGACAGAAGCCACAAGAGAATGGTTTTTGCATCTTTAGTTTACTAAGCCTCCACATAATCGCAGGTGCTTTTAGTATGTATAACCATATCATAGGTAGGAATATACCACCTATAAGACAAGTGATTGCTTGATACATTTGCGTATGTTTTTAATTGTTATAAATATAGATGTATGGGGTATGCCTGTTATGGCTGATACTTTCCTTACACTACCTAGTTCTATATACATTTTAAGTATTTCTTTGTCATACCAATATAAATCTTCCATCTTCTTCTGTATAGAATTGATTAATGGTTGGTCATCAAAATCTTCAACTTCCTCACGAATCAACTTAGCTATATCTTCAACAGGCAATAATTGATTGTATAACCTCCACATCTTACCATACTTGCTATGTAATTGGTTACAACATACCCTCACTATCCAAAATTTAAATACCTGTTTGCCTTTTAATTCTAATTCTGCTATCTTATCTTCATTATATTCTAATACTATTACTGCTATCTCTTGACGTAAATCCTCCCATAAGTCACGACCTATGTTCTTGAAGGCTAGTTCAAACTCTTTATCATATAACCAATCAATCGCTTTCAAAGTATTGGTCAATTTTGTTTATTGCATCTTGATACCCTTGACCGAATACTGCTTTATAACCTCTAGTATATAATTTAGATGACATAATTGCTTGTTCTTTATGATGTTCGTTCTGTCTTAATGTTCCATCCTTTTTGAATACCACATTATCTTCTGTCTTTAATTCAATAAACATGCCATAGAATATTCCTCTAGGTTCGGCTATAAATATATCGGGGAATGCTCTTGAAGATTGTAATGCCTTATGCCTTCTAGCCATACCTATACTCATTCGCATACCACTAGCAAAATCACTACGGAATATAGCATTAGGATATTTAGTTCTAATGTAATTACATACCATTAAGTGTATATCTTTTTCTAGCATAATACAAAATTAAATATATTTATTTGGTATAACCTATTTTATTTTAAAAAGGATTTTCATACTCCTCAAATTGCATAAGGTCACCAATAAAACGGAACGGAAGGTTCTTAAGGCTACCATGTCTGTTCTTGGCTATCTTAACAACACATAGTCCATTGCTTGGGATAGTGTTGCCGCTTATTTCTATCTCAGGTATGTTATATGTTTCAGGTCGCATTAAGAAGATAACACTATCAGCGTCTTGTTCTATGCCACCACTTTCACGAAGGTCAGATAGTTGTGGTAGCTTATCGGGTCGGCTTTCTACTGCCCTACTTAATTGTGATAAGGCAATAACAGGTATGTCTAATTCTTTGGCTAGTATTTTACACCCCCTACTTATTTCTGCTATCTCACTTTCCCTGTTACCTCGCCTGTCAACTCCACTCATAAGTTGCAGATAATCAATGCATAGTAATTGTATATTGTATTTGCGTTTCATAATGGTTGCCTTACTGCGTAACTCACGAATGTTAAGGCTAGGACTATCATCAATATACAATGGATACTTAATCATTTTAGTTTCGGACTTGTCAATTAATGATTGCTCGTGTTCGGTAACTATATTGTGTCGCAGATTATGGTGCTTAATTTTGGTTACTAAACTAAGTAACCTATTTACTAATTGAGTACCACTCATTTCTAAACTGAATACACCAACTGCTTTGTCTTGTTCTAGCACAGATAGTATAGTGTTAAGCATAAAGGCAGTCTTACCTTGTGCGGGTCGGGCAGCTAATATAATAAGGTCAGGATTAACCCATCCGCTGATAATCCTATTTAAACTATCCCAACCTGTATTTATACCAATCTGCCCATGCTCAAATATCTGTCCTCGTTGTTTGGCTAATTCATATAAATAGTGAAACATATTAAGTTCGGTGGACTTATATACCTTCTGTTGAGCATTGATAATTTCGCTACTAGCAGAATTTAGTATGCTCGTTATCTCTGTTGTTGTATGGGAATTGTTTATAAGTGTATGTCCTATCAATATACCCTGCCTTTGTAAATACAGATGTTGGAGTATGTTAATCCAATCTTCAATATGTGCAGCACTTACCACATCATTAGTAAGTTTGACAATAGCATATGCTCCACCTACCTGTTCTAATTGATTTGTTTGAGTTAAATGATTAACGACTGTCACCAAATCAACTGCTATTGTTTTATCGTATAGGTGTACGATAGTTGAATATATGATTTTATGGTGCTGATTGTAAAAGAAATCAACCGATAGTTTGTTTACAACATCGGGAATACATCTAGGTTCAATCAGTAAAACCCCTAGAATACTATTTTCCACCGACACATCGTTCGGCGGTGCTTTTGAATCGTACATTGGTTTGATTTATGGTTATTAATTAGGGGGTTGCCCTGTTATATGGTTTGCCTGTTATGGCTAAAATTAGGGGGGATGGGTCTGTTTTAAGGACATTTTAGGTCGTTTTTAAGGGGGTTATGGCTAAAATAAGGGCTTTGGCTAGGTTAAGGGGTTAAAATGGCTATATAAGGCTAAAAAAGGCATACAAACCTGTTTATACCTTATATACTTATTTTGGTCA